CAGACGCATTGCCCCAAAACTGGTATCCGCCGACCATACCCCCGCCCCACCCCCGCCGCGTACAGCTTAGGATTCCAGATACAGATATAGATACTAATACACTCAAATAATCCCTCTATTTTTCGTTCGGGGTAAACTCGCCCATGCTAATTCTCAGAACCCCCCACCCCTTTTTCAAACCCCTTGCCAAAAAATTTTTTGTGACCTATTATTACGTTATCGGTTAACAACCTGCGGTACATTATGACTTTGAACGTCACTCCAGAACTAGGCGTGTCCTTAGAGGACGATCTTGGCAAGTTAGATTTGTCTGAGCGCACCGCTGCCCTAGCTGAAACAGTTACAAAACTAGAAGATAACGGGTTAGATGTTACTCCTGATGAGGATGATAAGGACGTTGCGACTGCACTTGCCACGTCATATGCACAAAACCCGATTAAAACGTCCCAACAAGTTACCAACCCGAGAGCCGCAGCCCTAACACCACCGTCCATACGGTTAACAAACGACATACTTACCGAGTTTAATCACTCTGTGGTTGAATCTTCTAAGCAACTACGCAACTTAGTCACGAATAAGTTAATTATTGAGTCAGAAAATCCTGATCCGCGTGTTCGTATGCGCGCTTTGGAGCTTATGGGTAAGATTTCAGACGTAGGACTGTTCGCAGAGAAGTCTGAAGTAACCATAACGCACCAGACCACGGACGATATTAAGGAAAGACTACGTGGTAAGTTGACAAAACTGGTAAATCCCGAACTTGAAGTAGAGGATGCAGTCGTACTTAGCGCGGCAGATATAGATATTGACGTTGAACTTGGCGATTTTGACGATGACTGAGGGTTTAGACTTCACAGCAGAAGACATTGAGTTGATGCTGGCTAATTTAGACGCGTTTAGCCCCGAAGAAGCCTTAGAAATTGACCGTATGGTCGATGAGCTTAACACTAGAACTGCAAATGCCAGTGCGTACGACGATTTAATTGAGTTTTGTAAGTTGATGCAACCTGATTACATTGTGGGCAAGCACCATCGCATCCTAGCAGACATGCTTATGGCTATTGAGCGTGGCGAAAAGGATCGTATCTGCGTAAACATCCCTCCACGTCACGGTAAATCGCAACTTGTTTCTATATTCTACCCTGCTTGGTTCTTAGGCCGCAACCCAGATAAAAAAGTTATGATGGTGTCTCACACGACTGATCTTGCGGTAGATTTTGGTCGTAAAGTACGTAACTTAATAGCCTTAGACGACTACAGGTCTATATTTCCTACAGTAAAACTAGCGCAAGATAGTAAGTCGGCAGGACGGTGGAACACAAATGTTGGAGGTGAGTATTATGCTTGCGGTATTGGTTCTGCTCTTGCTGGTCGGGGTGCTGATCTCCTGCTTGTTGATGATCCCCATTCTGAGCAGGATGTCATCAATGGAAACTTTGAAGTCTTCGATAAAGCATACGAATGGTTCACGTTTGGAGCGCGAACACGACTAATGCCCGGAGGTCGGGTAGCTATTATCCAGACACGTTGGCATTTAGATGACCTGACAGGACGTGTTACACGGGACATGGCACAGAATGACCGCTCCGATCAGTATGACGTGATTGAATTTCCTGCCATAATTGAAGTCAAAAACAAAAAATCTAAGAAAATCACCGAAAAACCGCTGTGGCCTGAGTTTTTTGATCTTGAAGCCCTACTACGTACCAAGGCTTCTATGCCTACGTTCCAATGGAACTCGCAGTATCAGCAACAACCTACTGCGGAAGAAGCAGCGATTGTTAAGCGTGAATGGTGGAACGAGTGGACCTTGGAAGAACCGCCCAGCTGTGAATATGTTATCATGTCGTTAGATGCCGCAGCCGAAAAACATAACCGTGCAGACTATACAGCCCTTACTACGTGGGGCGTGTTTATGAACGAAGAGACCACCGCGTACAATATTATATTGTTAAATAGCATAAAACAGCGTATGGAGTTTCCAGAACTTAAAACGCTTGCTATGGAAGAGTACAATGATTGGGAACCCGACTCGTTCATTGTGGAAAAGAAAAGTTCAGGCACCGCGTTGTATCAAGAAATGCGGCGTATGGGTTTGCCAGTGTCAGAGTATACGCCACACAGAGGGTCGGGGGATAAGACAGCGCGCCTAAATGCTGTGGCTGACATAATATCGTCAGGTCTATGTTGGGTGCCGCAGACACGGTGGGCAGAAGAAGTTGTGGAAGAGGTTGCAGGATTTCCGTTTATGAGCAATGATGACCTTGTGGATTCTATGGTTATGGCCCTTATGCGCTTCAGGCAGGGAGGGTTTATACGTCTACCTTCTGACGAACCTGAAGATGTGCGATACTGGAAACAACGCCGAGGCGGGTTTTATTAGAGGTGATACATGGCTATTGAAAAAGGGCTATACGCTGCTCCACTAGGTTTAGATAGTGGTTTAGACGGCGTGGAAGAAATGGACATTCCTGATCTGGAGATTGAAGTTATTGATCCAGAAGAAATTACGCTGGCTGACGGTAGTATGGAGATTACTCTAATACCCGGAAATGATCTCAGTAGTGCTAATTTTGATTCTAACCTAGCCGAGTTTATGGACGAGGACGATATAAAAAAGTTGTCTAAAGACCTTATGGAGTCCGTAGAGTCTGACATTTCTAGTCGCAAGGATTGGACTGAAACATACGTCAAAGGGCTGGACATTATTGGGTTTAAATACGAGGAGCGTTCCCAACCGTGGGAAGGTGCCTGTGGCGTTAACTCTACAGTCCTAGCGGAAGCAGCTATTCGGTTTCAAGCTGAAACTATGTCGGAAACGTTTCCCGCTGCAGGGCCAGTAAAAACTAAAATTCTTGGTAGTGAGACTAAGGAAAAAGAAGAAGCGGCGGCTCGTGTCAAGGCTGACATGAATTACGAACTTACCGAGAACATGGTAGAGTATCGGCCCGAACACGAACGTATGTTATATAGCCTTGGTCTAGCAGGATCATCGTTTAAGAAAGTCTACTACGACCCAAATTTAGGTCGGCAGGTAGCCCTATATATTTCGGCAGAAGATGTCATTGTACCGTACGGTGCGTCTACTATTGAACATGCAGAACGTGTCACGCACATAATGCGTAAGACACAAAACGAGGTTACAAAACTGCAAGTGTCAGGGTTCTACAGGGCTATAGACCTTGAGGAACCGGAGCCGTATCACTCTGATATTGAAGAGAAAAAAGCAGAAGAAGGCGGTTATTCGTTAAATGACGATGACCGTTATACTCTGTATGAAATCCACGCTGACCTTGTGGTTGAGGGATTGGATGACGAAGACGGTATTGCTCGCCCGTATGTTGTCACCATAGAGCGTGGCAGTGACGAAGTGTTGGCGATCCGTAGAAACTACGAGGAGGATGACCCCCTCACCCTCAAACGCCAACACTTCGTACACTATGTTTATGTGCCGGGATTTGGCTTCTATGGCCTTGGATTGATTCACATTATTGGTGGGTACGCCCGTGCTGGAACTTCCTTGATACGGCAACTGGTTGACGCGGGAACACTGTCGAACCTCCCCGGCGGTTTGAAATCGCGTGGGCTTCGTATCAAGGGAGACGATTCACCAATCGAACCCGGAGAGTTCAAAGACGTTGACGTACCATCAGGTAGCATCCGTGACAATATTATGCCGCTACCGTACAAAGAACCTAGTCAAACACTTCTCGCCCTCCTGAATCAGATTACGACTGAAGGACGTAGACTAGGTGCCATTAGTGATATGGACATCTCGGATATGTCAGCTAATGCTCCTGTAGGCACCACCTTGGCCCTACTAGAGCGTACGCTAAAGCCTATGGCTGCGGTTCAATCTAGGGTCCACTACTCTATGAAGCAGGAGTTTAAGCTACTCAAGGCTATAATGGCCGAGTATGCCCCTGTAGAGTACGCCTACGAGCCTGTACGAGGTGAAGTGACTGCCAAGCGCGCAGACTACACGATGGTTGATGTCATCCCTGTGAGCGACCCCAACAGCTCTACAATGGCGCAACGTGTAGTGCAGTACCAAACAGTCCTGCAAATGTCAGAAAAAGCACCGCAGATTTATGACCTACCACAGCTGCATCGCCAGATGATCGAAGTGTTAGGCGTCAAGAACGCTGACAAACTTGTGCCAACTAAAGATGACGCCAAACCTACAGACCCCATAAGCGAAAACATGGACGCATTAGTAGGCAAACCCATGAAGTCGTTTATTTATCAAGATCACCAAGCGCATATCACAACGCATACTTCGTTTATGCAAGACCCTATGGTAGCACAAATGATAGGGCAGAATCCGCAGGCAAAACAGATTATGGCCTCACTGCAAGCACATATTGCCGAACATCTTGGGTTTGCCTACCGTACACAAATTGAAGAAAAGTTAGGTGTGCCGTTACCTGCACCTAATGAAGAGTTACCGGAAGAAGTTGAAGTACAACTTTCTAGGTTGGTAGCTCAAGCAGGACAACAACTTACACAGGCTAATCAAAAGCAGGCAGCACAACAAAAAGCACAACAACAACAGCAAGACCCGATCATCCAGATGAAACAGGCTGAACTTCAGATTAAACAAGCTGAAGAACAACGCAAAGCGGCAAACGACCAAGCAGACCAACAGGTCAAACAAGCTGAGTTGCAGATGAAGAAACAGAAAATAATGATTGATGCTAAAATTGCTTCTGAACAGATTAACGTCGAGAAAGCCGAACTGGCGATTGACGCTAAACGCCAAGGGGTAAAGGATGCTGCGGCCAAACGCGTAGAAGATAACAAGGTAGACCTTGAAGTCGCACGTATGATGCAGCAACAGCGGCAGTCAAAAGGAGATAATAGCTAAACATGGCAAAAACCGTCTTTGACGTGCTGAAAGATAAAATCGAGGGTGACATATCCTCTGCACAGAGTTTCCTAACCGCAGGTTCATCTAAGGACTATGCGCATTATAGGGAAGTTGTTGGTTTAATTCGGGGTCTCGAAGCCAGCAAATCGTATGTTGAAGACCTCTCGCGTAACTATATGGAAGATGACGATGGGAATTACTAAAACAATGCAGCTTGAAGAGATGGAACGGGAGCACGAAGCACAACGCCTCGCTGATGCTGAACTAGAACTACAGCTACCAAGACCTGCAGGATATCGTGTGTTAGTAGCACTACCACAGCCTGAAGATAAGTTTGAGGGTACAAACATCCTTAAAACTGAAAAAGCCAAGCAGCAGGACCATATTATGTCTATTATCGGCCTAGTAGTCGATATGGGGTCTGGCGCGTACGCGGACAAAGAACGTTTTCCCGATGGACCTTGGTGCAAAGAAGGTGATTTCGTCATGTTCCGCATGAACTCGGGTACTAGATTTACTATCGCGGGTATTGAGTATCGACTTATGAACGACGATTCAATAGAGGCCGTTGTGGATGATCCCACAGGTATTCAGAGGGCATAATCATGGCTTTTCAAAAAGTAGAGTTTGAGTTTCCAGACGAGGAATCGACAGTTGTTGACATCGAAGATACGGACGCAGTTGAAATCGACGTTTCTGGCAAGAAAACTAAAGAAGATTTTGTGGAAGATGCACGTAGCAAGGATAAGTCTAAACGTAAGGTGGACCCTGTTGAAGACGAACTTGAAATTGAGGTGGTTGACGATACTCCGAAGAAAGACCGGAATCGCAAAGCGTCAGAACCCCCCGACGATGTTACTGACGAGGAACTGGAAGACTATTCAGAAAAAGTCCGCAAACGAATCCAGCACTTTAGCAAGGGTTATCACGATGAACGCCGCGCTAAAGAAGAGGCTTTTAGGCAAAGTCAAGAGCTTGAGCGAGTTACGCAACAGCTTATGGACGAAAACAAAAAACTAAAAGGTAACGTCAACAAGAACCAAAGTGCGTTGCTAGATCAAGCCAGACGAAACTCAACTGCTGAAACTGAAGCTGCAAAACGCGAGTATAAAGAAGCCTATGAATCCGGTGATTCCGACGCCGTAGTAGAAGCACAAGAAAAGTTAACCGCTGCTAAGTTAAAGGCTGATAAGTTAGCAAACTTTAAAGTACCTACTTTACAGGAAGAAGAAACTCCTGTACAGACTCAACCAGAATCCGCCCCGACACCACAAGTCGATATCCGGGCTGCTGATTGGCAAAAGGCTAATTCGTGGTTTAATGTTGACGATGAGATGACAAGTTTAGCGTTGGGGTTGCATAATAAACTTGTCAAACAGGGCGTGAGTCCGCAAAGCGATGAATACTACGAGACGATAGATGCTCGTATGCGTCAAGTATTCCCCGATAATTTCGAGGATGCTGAACCGAAGCGAAAAACATCAGTGGTTGCTCCCGCAACGCGGAGTACAGCACCGAAAAAAGTGACTTTGACGAGAACTCAAGTCCAACTCGCTAAACGGTTAGGGTTAACCCCACAACAGTACGCCAAACAGGTTGCATTAGATATGAGGAATAACAATGGCTGAAAATCGCCTAGACCGTGAGCTTGATGCTCGTGATAAAAAAGTACGTAGAAAAGCGTGGACGCGCCCAGAGACTTTACCGTCTCCAAATCCCGAGGCTGGCTATGACTTTCATTGGGTCCGTGTAAGTACACAAGGGCAGATTGATGCCACCAATGTTTCCTCAAAACTAAGAGAAGGTTGGGAGCCATGTCTGGCTAAAGACCACCCTGAAATTACTATGGTTTCTATTGAACAAGAACGGTTCAAGGAGAACGTAGTTATAGGTGGTCTTTTGTTATGTAAAGCTCCAACTGAAATGGTCGAAGAGCGTAATGCTTACTATTCTGAGCATACAAACGCGCAGATGCGATCCGTGGATAACAACCTTATGAGAGAAAGTGACCCACGTATGCCGTTATTTAATGACCGCAAATCGAAGGTTACTTTCGGCAAAGGAACTTAATTTAGGAGCTTATAATGGCTTATCCTACAGTTGACGCCCCCTACGGGCTGAAGCCGGTAAATTTGATTGGAGGTCTTCCCTTTGCAGGGGCGACACGACAATTACCTATCGCCAGCAATTACGGCACCAGCATCTTTAACGGTGATGTTGTCGAACTAAACGCTAACGGCACCGTTATCGTTACTACTACAGCAGGCCAAGCAGCAAACGCTGTTGTTCCCGGTCTTGTTGGGGTATTTCTTGGTTGTCGGTACACAGACCCAACCTTGGGTTATGAATTGTACAGCCAACATTATCCTGCAAATACAGTAGCAAATGATATTGTTGCGTACATCAGCGATGACCCCCACGCACTTTACAAAGTTGTAAGTGTAACATCTGCGGTTGCAGACAACGCTGCTGGCGGGTTGCTTCCAGCGTTTAAAACACGCGCAGTTGCAGGTCCACCCAAGAACGCAGTGCTCGTACTAAATACGGGTGTACTTGCTACGGGTAATAGCCGCATGGGTTGTTTCGCAAACAGCGTCACTACCTCGCTTCCGCTAACTGTCGTAGATGTAGTTCCTGACACTGCAAATGCTGCGGGTACGGGCTTCATTGAACTTATCGTTAAGTTCAACGTTGGGTATCATCGCTATAACGGCCAAGTCGGCGTATAAGGGAGAATAACCAATGGCTATTTCACGCGCACAGTTACTTAAAGAACTGCTTCCCGGCCTAAACGCCTTGTTTGGTCTGGAATACGCAAAGTACGGTGAAGAACACACCGAAATCTTTGAAACCGAAACTTCAGATCGTTCCTTCGAGGAAGAACTGAAATTGAGCGGATTTTCTGCTGCACCTGTTAAAGACGAAGGCTCTGCCATCGAATATGACAATGCACAGGAAGCATGGACTGCTCGCTATACACACGAAACAGTGGCAATGGGTTTCTCAATCACTGAGGAAGCTATTGAGGATAACTTGTATGACTCCTTGTCATCGCGTTATACTAAAGCACTGGCTCGCGCTATGGCGTACACCAAACAGGTTAAAGCTGCCAACATCCTCAATACTGGATTTGCTGGCCCAACCTACGGTGATGGTCAGACGCTCCTGTCTACTGCGCACCCACTAATTTCTGGTGGCGTAAACTCAAACCGTCCTGCAATTGCTGCTGATCTTAATGAAACTTCCTTGGAAGCGGCTATTATTCAGATTGCAGCTTGGACTGATGAGCGCGGACTGTTGATTGCTGCACAACCTAAGAAACTCGTAATCCCACCAGCACTGCAATTTGTTGCAACTCGTCTGATGGAAACTGAGGGTCGTGTAGGCACTGCAGACAACGACATCAACGCGCTACGCGCTAACGGCTCAATTCCGGGCGGTTACACTGTCAACCACTACCTGACAGACGTAAACGCATGGTTCTTGATGACTGATGTACCTAACGGTCTGAAGCACTTTACACGGGCAGCTATGGCTACCTCTATGGATGGTGACTTCGACACAGGTAACAGTCGTTATAAGGCCCGTGAGCGGTATTCGTTCGGTGTGTCTGATCCGCTGGGTATCTACGGTTCACCCGGAGCGTAAAACACGTTACTATTACGTTAAAGTAGGGGCAGCTTCGGTTGCCCCTTTCTTTTTGTTTAGTATAGTGTATTGTACGCGCATCCCTGACAAACACACAATGTGTTTGACACTAGCCACGACAGGAGAATCATATGGCTAATACAACCTTTTCAGGCCCAATTCGGGCAGGTAATATTAGAAACACTACAGGTACAACTATAGGCACTGACATTGCTAACGTAGGTTACGTTGTAATGTGTCAAGATACAGTACAAAGTCTAGCAGGCGGCGCTCTTGCAGCGGCTGTAACAGACATTGTTATTCCTGCTAACTCTAAGATCGTTAACTGCATTATTGATCTTGTAGCTGCGGCTAACACCACTACCAACATCAGTGTTGGCGAAGTGGGTGGTAACGCTAATACAATTATTAATGCAGTTGCATCAGGCACTACTGTCGGCATCAAGGCTCTGGGCATTGGCGGCGGTGGAACCTTGGAGTGGGGCAACATTGGAACTTCAGACAAGCGTCTAACCGTAACATCTTCTGCTGCTACTAACGCAGGTTCTGTCCGCATTACAGTAATGTACGCACAGGCTTACAACACCGTCATTCGTCCATAAGGAGTGAGTAAATGGCTGGTAATTCAGTACGAGCATTTAACTTTGCTGTAGGCGATACTGCTGCCATTGTTGGCCCTAGTCGTACGCGTATCTTGGGAGTGTTAGTTAACGCTGCTGCTGCCTGTGCGTTTACACTACGTAACGGTAGCAGCACAGGTGAGGTGCTTTTGGACCTTACACTGCCTACAGGTTGGAACGATGTATATATTCCTGCAGATGGCATACTAGCAACTAATGGTTGTTTTGTGGCAGCACTTACTGGGGCAGGAAATAAAATAACCCTAATACTGGAGTAATTCAGTGCGGTCATATTTTAAAAAAGGTGGGGGAGTAAAATCCCCCGCTTGGACACGTAAGGCAGGCAAGAGTGAGTCCGGTGGACTCAATGCAAAAGGCGTTGCCAGTTACCGAAAGGCCAATCCCGGCAGTAAGTTAAAAACTGCGGTTACTACCAAACCCAGCAAACTTAAAAAGGGGTCTAAGGCTGCAAATCGACGTAAGTCGTTCTGCGCCCGTATGAAAGGTATGAAAAAACGCAATACAAGTTCTAAGACGGCTAACGATCCTGATAGTCGTATTAATAAGAGTTTGAGAAAATGGAATTGTTAGGAGCTACTGCATGAACAAGATGAAAAAATACAAGTCCGGTATGGATGTACAAGGAGGTATTGACTCTGCTGCTAGAGCCGAGGCTGGGAGTGTTATGGAAGGTCAACGTATCTCTCCAGAAATGCCCGGAGTAGCAACGTCGTTGCGTCCGAAGATGCGGCCTAAGTCAGTAGAACAAAAGGCAAAGATGCGTAAAGTAAGACCAAAAATGCGCCCTGAAGGTACGAAAGCTGGTGGCGGCGTTAAAAAAATGATGGGCGGTGGTAAAGTGCGCGGTTACGGCAAAGCCCGTGGCGGCAAAGCCTGCAAGATGCGCTAATGCGGAAATACTACAAATCCATTGGGTGTGGTTGTTCTTCTTGTAGCGGCAAAGGCTACAAAAAAGGCGGTACAGTTAAGGATGCGTGTTACAAAAAGGTAAAGGCTTCGTACAAAGTTTTTCCTAGCGCGTATGCAAGTGGCGCTATTGCGAAGTGTAGAAAACGGGGCGGCAAGTAATGGCTGTTCGTAAAACAGCAAAGGGCGCTGCCCTAAAACGCTGGTTCAAAGAGGATTGGAAAGATGTCCGCACAGGCAAAGAGTGTGGTCGGCAGGAGGGCGAAAAACGCGGTACACCGTACTGTAGACCGTCTAAACGCGTATCTAGCAAGACTCCTAAAACTAGCAGCGAAATGACTAAGGCTGAGAAAAGTAAACGTATAGCGCAGAAAAAACGTTTAGGACAACCTGCGGGAAAACCTAAACGTGTAGCTCCTGCAAAAAGGCGTAAGAAATGACAACATCAGGCACCGCAACGTTCAATATGGACTTCACGGAAATTGCTGAAGAGGCATGGGAACGTGCGGGGCGTGAGCTTCGCAGTGGCTATGATTTACGTACAGCGCGACGATCCATGAATCTTATGACGATTGAGTGGCAGAACCGTGGCATAAATATGTGGACTATTGATAATCCAACATCCATTAATCTAGTACAGGGTCAGTCGGAGTACACGTTACCAGCAGATACCATTGATTTGCTTGAACAACAAATACGTACTAACGCTGCTAATACCAGCACACAATCGGACCTTACCATAAACCGCATAAGTGTATCCACGTACTCGGCTATCCCTAACAAGTTAACACAAGGCCGACCTATACAGATATATGTGCAACGGTTGCAGCCTGCTCCCAAAGTAATTGTGTGGCCTGTTCCTGACAATAACAACTATCAACTTAATTACTGGCGTATGCGTCGAATTGAAGACGCAGGTAGCGGCATACAAACAGCAGACATAAGTTTTAGATTTTTACCGTGCCTCGTCTCGGGACTAGCCTATCATATTGCAATGAAAGTCCCCGAATTTGTAGACCGCGTACAGATGTTAAAAGCTGTGTACGACGAACAGTTCGAAATGGCTGCTAGTGAAGATAGAGAAAAAACACCTGCACGGTTCGTACCTAGAATAGCAGGTATACACTAATGGGTAATAGGTTTGCAGCTGGAAAACGTGCCATCGGAATGTGCGATGTGTGTGGATTTCAGTATAACTTGCACAAACTAAAAGACCTGTTTGTAAAAGGTACAAACTCGCATGTCAAAGCCTGCCCAACTTGTTGGAACCCTAGTCATCCACAATTACGATTAGGAGAGTTGCCAATAAACGATCCGCAGGCGTTACGTAACCCCCGCCCAGATCAAGGTTCAACATCAAGCAGAAACTTTCAAGGTGGTTGGAACCCTGTAGGATTAGCCGATCCTTTTAATCTAACGCCAAATAGGTTAGTTGGTAGTGGATCAATAGGAACAGTAACAGTAGTAACAAACTAGGAGGGCATGTAATGCCTAAAGTTGGAAATAAAGAATTTAGCTACAGTCCTAAAGGTAAAGCTATGGCTGCAAAAGAAGCGGCCAAAACAGGGAAACCCATGCAGACTTACAAGTCTGGGGGTAAAGTAAAAGTTCGCGGTACTGGTGCAGCAACGCAAGGTATCTACGCAAGAGGGCCGATGGGGTAAATTATGGATTATACTGCGTTAACAACTAATATACAGGATATCTGCGAAACTACTTTCACTGCGGATGTGTTAGCTATGTTTACGCAACAATCCGAACAGAAAATATATAACTCGGTGCAGATTCCTGCACTGCGTAAAAACGTTGTAGGCACTATATCTGGCAGTAATAAATACCTTACTGCACCTTCAGATTTTATATGGGCTTATTCTTTAGCGGTTATAAGCGCAGGAGATGTATATACGTATCTAATTAACAAAGATGTTAACTTTATGCGTGAAGCGTATCCTAACCCTAGTGACAAAGGTGTTCCGAAACATTATGCGTATTTTGATGACGATACGTTTATTCTCGGACCAACCCCGGAAACGAGTTACAGTACAGAACTGCATTACGGGTACTATCCAGAATCTATAGTTACCGCTGGGACTACGTGGTTAGGCGAAAACTTTGATTCTGCGCTGTTAAACGGTGCTTTAATAGAAGCAATACGTTTTATGAAGGGGGAACCCGATGTAGTTGCAATGTATGAAAAACTGTACCTACAGTCGATAACCTTGTTAAAAAACCTTGGAGATGGTAAGCTGCGTGAAGACGCGTATCGTTCTGGGCAAGTTCGTACCACAGTAAGCTAGGAGATAAATATGGCTTTCACAGGAAACTTTATGTGTACTTCGTTTAAGAGGGCACTACTCGACGGTGAGATGGACTTTAGTGCCAACACTACCGATACATTTAACATTGCGTTGTACACTAATTCTGCATCCTTAACAGCGGCTACCAGTGATTATGTAAATAATCTTACCGGAGAAGTGGCTAACGGAAATGGTTATGGTACAGGCGGTAAATTGCTAACAATTAGTCAAGCGCCTACAGATGGCGGGTCTGGTACAACTGTGTTCCTTAGCTTCGGAACTATAAACTGGACTTCCTCAACCATTACTTCGCGAGGCGCGCTAATCTATCGTTCTAATGGTGCAAATACCAACACTGCAGTTGCAGTATTAGATTTCTTGTCTGATAAGTCTTCCTCAAATGGTACGTTTGAAGTTCAGTTCCCAACTAACAACGCGACAAGTGCTATCATACGTATTGAAACACCTTCGTAAACTTTTAGGAGGCATCTGTAATGGCTTTTAAACTAGCAAATAGAGCTAACGTGCTAACGTCTACTACAGGTACGGGTTCGATAGCTTTAGGTTCTGCGGTAGCAGGGTTTCAAACGTTTTCGGCAGCGGGTGTAACTGATGGTGATACAGTACGATACACTGTAGAGGATGGTGTTAATTTTGAAATAGGTGTTGGAACACTTAGCAACTCTGTGGGCACAATGGCGCGCAGTGTTAGTGAAAGTTCTAATAGCGATAACGCAATAAGCCTATCTGGCAATGCTACAGTGTTTTTAACTGCTACGTCTACAGACATACAGACAGGGGTTAACATCACTGGTGGGTCTATTACGGGGATGGGTAATCCCGCAGCTAATACTGATGTAGCTAACAAAAGTTACGTAGACACCACATTTGCCACAGCACCTACGATTGGTGATGTTTTGGCATTAAGCATAGCGTTAGGATAAACGATGGCTAATACATTTAAAAGTTACTTGGCAAGTGCAACAGGTACTAGCCCTGTTATTGTCCGTACAGTAGCTTCAGGTACTCAAACTGTTGCAGTGGGTATTAACCTTGCAAACATTCTAACCACACAGATTACGGCGAGTGCTTACATAAGCAGAGGCGGTACGGATTTTTACATAGTTAAAGACGCCCCTATTCCTGCACAGGGCGCATTGTCTGTTTTAGACGGTAAAATAATATTAGAGGCCGCAGATGTGGTCAAGGTCGTAGCTAATACAGCAAGTGGCTTAGACACTATGCTGTCGGTACTGGAGATTACCTAATGGGTGGATATATTGGCAGCAAAGGTGTAGGAATTATTTCAGGCATTGATGCCTCTATAGCAGACCTAAACCTAACAGACAAAGCAGCGGCTAACGGTGTAACCGAAGCCAATAAAGTCCTTACAGCAGACGCAAACAAAGATGTTACCGCGATCCGCAACTTGACAGCTACAGGTGATGTGACAGCTAACAGTGCAGCAATTAACGCTAACGGATCAGGTGGTACAACAGGTATTCACGTAAATAAAAACGATATTAATGGGTATTATTTTCAAGCTGAATTTG